TTATGAACAATATATTTACAAATAAAAAAATCTATCAAATGCTAGGATCCAAAGGACCAGCATTAATAAGTGGAAAAAAACCAAAAGCTAAAGGTAAAACTACACCTAATACAAATCGTAGAGGTAAAACTTTGTACGATAAAGGTAAAGAATTTTTAGGTAACGTAGCAGGACATGCAATACAAGGTGTAAAAGATGATGTTAAAACTTTAGGAAAAGTATTTAAAAGAAATGCCAAGCGAGGTCAAAAATAATGTCTAAACCTAAAAAGAAATTTAAAGACACAAAGGTTGGTAAATTCTTACTAGGTAAATCAGGTATTATAAATGTGATTAGTAATATATTGCCTGATCAAGGTGTACTAAGTATGGTTAAGAATCTTATAAACAAAGATCCAGACTTACCACCACAGGATAAAGAAACAGCTCTTATGTTATTAGAGCAAGATATGATTGAACTTCAAGAAGTTTCAAAAAGATGGGAGTCAGACATGAAATCAGATTCATGGCTCAGTAAAAACACAAGGCCGATGGCTTTAATCTTTTTGACTATATCTCTTATAGTTTTTATCTTATTAGATGGGTTCAGTATTTCATTCGGCATAGACAGCGAATGGATTAACCTGTTGAAATCATTATTAATAACTGTCTATGTAGCGTATTTTGGCTCAAGAGGAGTTGAAAAGTTTAAAACAATAAGTAACAATTAAATTAAATTAAGATGAGTGAATCTAAACAAATGATTACCGAAGACCAATTAAAGAAAATTCAAGAATTTCAAAAGGACTTAAACAAGCACCTAAATGAAGTTGGATTTTTAGAAGCCCAAAAAACCGCAGTATTGGGCAAGTTCCAAGAAATCAATAAGGAAACTGAAGCTTTCAAAAAGGAACTTGAAGATGAATATGGATCAATCAACATTAACTTGGAAGATGGATCGTTCTCACCTATTGAAAAGGAAGAAGATAAGAAATAATGTCCTCTATAATTAGAAAGATAAGTATTGGTTCTGATTACAAAACTGATGCTATGCACTACTCGATAGGGCAGTCAGTATATGGTGGTCACACAATATCACATATACTTTCTGATAAAGAAGACAATTCTTATAATATATTCATTAAGAAACAAGACGAAGTATTGCCGTGGAAGAAGTTTAATTCTAACATGGCAATATCAGTTGAGTATGACTTAGAATATTAGTGAAAAGTTTATTTGATTTTATCGTTGAGCCTGTTGGCCAGCGATACTCTAATAAAGTAAAAGTAGGTGACAAAAGCCTTATAATTAACACACAATTGGAAACATTTAAGTCTGTTAATAATATAGCTAAAGTTATTGAAATACCACTGTCTCATAAAACACCAATTAAAGTAGGTGATTTAGTTATGATCCATCACAATGTATTTAGAAGATGGTACAATATGAGAGGAGAGGAAAAAAACAGTAAGTCTTATTTTAAAGACAATAAATATTTTGTTCAATTAGATCAAGTATATTTATATAAAAAAGAAGACAAATGGAAAGCTTTTAACAACAGATGTTTTATAGCTCCATTAAAAGATACTGATGAGATACACAACTGGCAAGAGCAAAACCTTATTGGCATATTAAAATATGGTAATAGCTTCTTAGAAGCGCTAGGAATCAATGAAGGACAGCTTGTGGGTTATAAACCAGGTGGTGAATATGACTTTGTCGTTGATGGCAAAAGGTTATATTGTATGAAATCTAATGATATTGTTATAAAGTATGAACGTCAAGGAAACGAAGTTGAGCATAATCCTAGCTGGGCACAAAGCAGTTGAGGAGTTAATCAAAGTTGCTAAAGAAGCTATCGTTGATTCAGGAGACGATATTACGGCAGATAGATTAAAGAACGCAGCAGCTACAAAAAAGCTAGCTATATTTGATGCATTTGAAATTCTTAACAGAATTCAAGATGAAGAGAATATGTTAAATGATGTACCAAAAGAAGAGGTTATAGAAAAAACTTTTTCTGGGTTTGCAGAAAAGCGATCTAAATAATGTATCAACAAACATTATATAAGATAATTGAACCCATTAAGCCTCATGTAATTAAGAGGTTAAACAAATCTAAAAAATGGGAATACGGCTATAATAAAGAACATGACATTATAGTAATAAGCAGAACAGGACAAATCGGCGAAATATACGAAATCCAAAACTTAGTTATTGCTTTACCGCTCGAGGATAATCCATACAAAAGATCTGGTAAAAAAGAAGATCAATACTGGGAAAAATTCCAACCAAGAAAAGAATTAAAAAATATTAAAACAATATTTGACTGGAAAGCATATCCTGCTAACTTTAAAGAAAAGCTTCATGATTATATTGACGAAGAGTTTAAGAGAAGAGACGAAGGTTTCTGGTTTTATAACAAAGGTGTTTCTACCTATATTACTGGTACTCACTACATGTATTTGCAATGGTCAAAGATTGATGTTGGGCAAGCAGATTTTAGGGAAGCAAACAGATTATTCTTTATATTCTGGGAAGCTTGTAAATCCGATACACGATCATACGGGATGTGTTATCTTAAAAACAGAAGAAGTGGATTTTCTTTTATGGCATCAGGCGAGACTGTTAACTTGGCCACAATATCTAGTGATGCTAGATACGGTGTCTTATCAAAGTCAGGCGCAGATGCTAAGAAAATGTTTACAGACAAGATTGTTCCAATTTCAGTTAACTACCCTTTTTTCTTTAAACCTATCCAAGATGGTATGGATAGACCAAAAACAGAACTTGCATACAGAGTTCCTGCTTCAAGATTCACTAGAAAAAAACTTGATAGTAATCAACAAATGGAGGAAATCGTTGGACTGGATACAACTATTGACTGGAAAAATACAGGAGACAACTCCTATGACGGAGAGAAGCTTGCATTACTTGTACACGATGAAGCAGGTAAGTGGGAAAAGCCAGAAAACATATTAAACAATTGGCGAGTTACAAAAACAACATTAAGATTAGGTAGTAGGGTTATAGGTAAATGTATGATGGGATCAACATCAAATGCTTTAGATAAAGGAGGTAGAAACTACAAAAAATTATACGATGACTCAAACGTTAGTAAAAGAAACCGCAATGGACAGACTCGCTCAGGATTATATAGCTTGTTTATACCTATGGAATGGAACTACGAAGGATACATTGATACTTATGGATACCCTGTCTTTGACACTCCAAAATCCAAAACTAAAGGCGTTGATGGTCAAGCGATTGAAATTGGGGTCATCGAACATTGGGAGAATGAAGTAGAAGGTCTTAAGGAAGATCCTGATGGACTTAACGAATTATATAGACAATTTCCACGTACAGAGAAACACGCTTTCAGAGATGAGACTAAGCAGTCTTTATTTAATCTAACTAAAATCTATGAACAAATAGATCATAATGAAGATTTAAAACACTCAGGTGTGGTTACTCAAGGTAATTTTCAATGGAAAGATGGGATTAAAGATACAAGCGTAATGTTTGTTCCTACTAAACAAGGTAGGTTTTATGTCTCATGGGTACCAAACATTAATCAACAGAATAAAGTTCTTATTAAGAACGGTTCTAAATATCCTGGTAATGAACACATGGGAGCTTTTGGATGTGATAGTTATGATATATCAGGAACAGTTGATGGGAGAGGTTCTAAAGGATCGTTACACGGTTTAACTAAGTTTAGTATGGAAGATGCTCCTGCAAATTTAATATTTTTAGAATACATATCAAGACCTCCAACTGCAGAGATCTTCTTTGAAGATGTATTGATGGCTTGTATATTTTATGGTATGCCAATATTAGCTGAAAATAATAAACCAAGATTACTGTATCATTTTAAAAGAAGAGGTTATAGAGGTTACTCTATGAATAGACCTGATAAAACAATGCATAAACTATCTGTTACTGAAAAAGAAATAGGTGGTATACCAAATTCAAGTGAAGATATAAAACAAGCCCATGCTGCTGCAATTGAAGCTTACATAGAAAATTTTATAGGTTTTAATAATGAACAATACGGAACTATGTATTTTCAAAGAACGTTAGAAGACTGGGCGGCTTTTAATATAAACGATAGAACGAAGCATGATGCCTCAATTAGTTCGGGGTTAGCAATCATGGCTTGCAATAAAAATAAATATAGACCTGTTGCCGAAGTTATAAAAGAACCAGTAAATTTAACTTTTTCTAAATATGATAATAAAGGCGGTACATCAAAAATAATTAATAGATGAAATTAAACACTGGTATTAATAGTGCATTTCCAAGTCAGATGGTATCTGAAGAGGAAAAGAAAACTGAAGAATATGGTTTGTTAGTTGGACAAGCTATTGAATATGAGTGGTTTAGAGGAGGAAGAGTAAATGGAAGTAGATGGAATACGGGTTATCAAAATTTTCATAATTTAAGATTATACGCTCGCGGTGAACAGAATGTACAAAAATATAAAGATGAATTATCTATTAATGGTGATTTATCTTATTTAAATTTAGACTGGAAGCCAGTACCTATTATACCTAAATTTGTAGATATAGTAGTAAATGGTATAGCAGCTAAAAGTTATGACATAAAAGCTTTTGCACAAGATCCTGTTTCAGTAAAAACAAGAACAGATTATGCAAACTCTTTAATGTCAGACATGATAAACAAAGACTATTTAAATACATTTAGTTCTGAGTTAGGTATGAAGGTTGGGGCTAGTGATAAGGATACTAGTGAACTACCTAATAATGTTAAAGAATTAGAAGTTTATATGCAACTAGACTACAAGCAGTCTGTAGAAATTGCTGAAGAAGAAGCTATAAACACTATACTATCTTTAAATAAATATAATTTAACTAAAAAAAGAATTATTGAAGACATAACTACTATTGGTATTGGTGCAACAAAAACTT